GCACGGCCTTGTATGGGCCACGCACCTCGCAGTCGTATTCAAATGTTTCTGTCAGTGCCATTGTTTACTCCTTTGTTTACCGTCGCTTGGCTGCGACCTGTCCGACCCCTACCGGCTGGTGGGGTTATGCTGCATCATAGATAATATGCACTCGTGCTGTACTGCCGTTTTGCGTGTACGAACCCGGTATATCGCCAATCCCAGTATTTGTGTCATATCGCAGATAACACAAAGCCTGACCTGTAGCGATATCGGCCATATCTGGGCCGTTAGTAACCCAGCCTGTTTTGTAACTAATAAAACCGCCACCACCATTGCTAGTAGATGTAAACGGCAAACTAAGTTGATACGCACCGGTCAAGGTGTGCGTATTTGAGTGTGCTATAAGCACAGAAACAAAAACCCGATTGCCTATTTTAGTGTATGCGCCGCTAAGAGAAGAAAAAGTGCCAGTGCCAGCGGTTGTGCTTCCTGAAACGCTTGGAGAATATGTACCCTCCTCATAATCATCCAGCGCATTTGCCGCCGCCGTGTCGCCGTTGAAGGTGAGGCCGCCGCCTTCAAGGAAACGTCCCTTTTCGCTGCCACCTACAAAGAAACGGATAGAGCCTGTTGCACTATCTTCTTGGTCTGCCTTAATGACCACACTGCCAGCGTTGCCAGAAATGGTGCTGTACTGATTGCTTGCGTTTGTGTCAGTGAGGCGGATTGTTGGGTTGGCAGCTGAAATCTCAACAGAATTGGCGGGGCTGGCAGTTCCTACCCCCACACGATTGTTGGTCGCATCAACGTGCAGCGTGTTGGTGTCAAAAGACACATCGCCAGTGATGCCACCGCTAAACCCAACCGCACCAGAAAATGTGCCGCCAGCCGACGCAGACACCGTGTCAGCCACGGTAAAGATGTCGTAGACGACCACCTCAACGATGTCGCCAGATGCGAGTGCAGCTAGGCCACTGATGGTGTTCGAGGCAGCGGTGTAATCTGCTTTTGCAAGCAAGGAACCGTTCAGATAGACATCGACGTATTCCGCATCGCTGAATGTCAGGGTGCGGTTGTCGTCGTCGTTTCCGCTGATAGACGTAGAGCCAGCGGAACTCTGGGTATAGAAAAACCGGCTACGGACGCCCGTGCCGGTTGGACTCTTGCCGATGTAGGCCATAGAAACCTCCGATTATTCGCCAGAGGCCAATGCGGCTGCTGCTGCCTCTGCTGCTGCTTGGACGTTCGCCGCTGTATCGACGACTTCGAGGTCGAAGGCTTGTGTGACCTGGGCGTCCTCGCCTGTGGCGATAGCGATGCCGTTAGCGTTGCAGTGCTTGACGAGCTTTTCTATGATCTCGTCTTTCGCGATACGTGCGCGATTGGTGAGGGCGTTGTCGGCCCAATCCTGTACTGAGACAGCACAGTATTCGAGTGCTTTGTTCTCGGTGTCGGTGAGAGTGATAGTGATATCCGGCATTTGATTTCTCCTGTGAGTTAGCCAATTAAATAGCCGGTGAAGAAGTTCAACGCGCTATTGGTATGGACCTGACCAGAGTTGAGCTGCAGTCGAACGGCGTCATTGGCAGAACATTCAAAGATCAGAGAGAACCCTATCGTTTCATAACCGCCAGTTGTGACTCCACGTTCTGCTCGACCGATAAACCCACCGTTATGCAGCAGGTCCACGTTTGCACTGTGGCCAGTATTTGCGAACAGATTGAAACTGAAGAAATACAGACCATCGACGGGGCAGGTGAAAGTCGAGCCTGAGTAATTGTTGCCAACATCGAAGTCTTCGGTGTTGAAAGATATTGCGCCGTTGCTGGTGTAGTTTGTGATGCCGCTATTTCGCGCACGAAACCTTGGCTGGTTCGGCATCGTCACGCGGCCTGATGCGTCGATTCGCATACGTTCTGTGCCATTTGTCGCAAAAAGCATAGGATGATTTGTTCTGCCATCAATTGCCACAGCACCCACTGCTGCTTTTATTTCAATGGCTGTGCTGTCAGTTAAGTCATCTAGCCTTATGGTTGAAATGCCTGCTCTTTCAATCTCCAAACCAGAACCGCTACCGAATGCTGGCGAAGTCGTCCCCACGCCCACACGATTGTTCGCCGCATCGACAAACAGCGTGTTGGTGTCAACCGTCAGGTCACCAGTGAACGTACCGTCCGCTGCTTGCAGATTGTTGGTCGCTGGATGGCTGACCGTCCCTACCCCGGCTGACTGGAAGACCACATAGCAGCTATCAGTCGATGCGATGTTGCCGCCGAGGGTCAGGCTAGTGCCTGTCACGCTATAGCTGGCTGGGTCCTGTCGGACATTGTTGACGAACACCTCGATCTCAGCGGAGTTACCGGCTGGTCTGTCGAGGGTGTAGGTTGCGCCGCCGTTGCCTGTGATTGTTTGAGACGTGACCTGAACGAAGTTGCCGCTTGGCTGATTACCTACATACGCCATCAGCTAATCTCCAGTACGCTCACCGTGCTGTCGGCGGAGTTGGCTGCGCTGGAGATGACGCGGAGGATGTCACCTGTCTCCATCACTAGCTTCTGGTCGCCGCCTACTGGAACGATACCGGATCCCACAGGGACCGGGGCTGCTTTTAAGATGAAAGTATCATCACCAGATGAGGTGATTAGTTTGACATCGATGGTGATTTGCGAAGTGGTAATGTTCGCGACGGTGAGGCCGATGACCGTGGCGGTGGTCGATGCCGGCACGGTGTAGACATCCATGTTCGCATTAGCTGCGGTCGCGGATCCGTCTTTGGTGTAGTTCTTAAACGTGTTTGGCATGTCCTGTTACCCCAGTGCAATGGCCATCGGAATGGCGTCCGCGTCTGATCCTGCCGGCCCTTGGATGCCCTGCGGACCTTGTGCCCCTGTGGCGCCGGTTGCTCCAGTAGCGCCCACGTCGCCGCGAGGGATGGTGAAGTTGAGTGTGGCTGCGGAGCTCGAGCCGCTGTTCGTGATGGCTACAGACGAACCAGCAGCGCCTGTGGTGACTGTACCGACACCAATGGTACCAGCCGGACCCTGCGCTCCGGTTGCGCCGGTCGCGCCGGTAGCTCCAACGTCACCGCGAGGGATAGCAAAGTCGAAGGTAGCAGCAGTGTTGGATCCGCTGTTGGTTACAGTTGTAGAGGATCCCGGCGAACCTGTCGTGACTGTACCGACAGAGATGGTGCCTGATGGACCCTGGACACCCTGTATACCTTGGATACCTTGGATACCCTGTATGCCTTGCGGGATCGTGAAGTCGAAGACAGCAGCGCCGCTGTTGCCGCTGTTGGAGATAGTGACAGAGGAGCCGGCAGCGCCTGTTGTGACCGTGCCAACACCGATGGTGGCGGCTGTACCTGTTGCGCCGGTAGCGCCTGTGTCTCCCCTGGGAATGGTGAAGTCCAGGGTGTCATTGATTGAGCTGTAGGAGACCACAGCACTCGAGCCCTCGGCGGCGGTCGTGGTTGATGTTGTGATGGCGCCGAACTTGTTGGCGATGGTTTGCGGAACGGAAGCAACCTCGGCGGCTGCATCTGTTGCTGACGTTGCGGCGGCATTCTGTGATACCAGGGCTGCGGCTGCAGAGGCCGCTGCGGCATCGACAGAGCTCTGGATGGTGCTCTCTGTTGTTACTGAGCTGCCGCTGGTCTTGAAGAAGGAAGAGTTCGCCATCAGTCATAATCCCTATAGCCATAGGCAGGACGAATGGACTGGGTGCCTCCATTGAGCTCCTGGTCATTTGCCTGCTCTTGGATCTCGGAAAGGAATGCCTGGTACTTCTGCTCGAAGAGGGAAGCACGTTCATCTAAGTAGAAGTCCGCTCCATAGCTGAGCCCTGCATAAATGATGAGGTCTGGTGCTACCTGGGCGAGCTTGTTCTCATCGCTGTCCGCAGACATAGCGTCGAATTCACCGTAATAATACAGTGTGACTGAACCAGACGTGGGCTGTGGGAACAGCTTCAGCTTCTCCTGCTCACGCACAAACACTTGCGGTTTGCCTGTGTATGCGTTGTTTGCAAGTGCCCTGTATTCCGACATGGTGGTGCGGCGTAGCTCATACTCAGAGCTGTATAGAGAGATAATCTCGAGAAAGTCTGTAGGCAATACCAGCTCAGACGTAGACGCTGTGATCGTGTAGGTCTTACTCTTCTCGTTCAGAGGTGTGCGAAGCTGGCGCTGGATGCGGGAGATCCCCTGGTCAATGAACCTGGTCGTCAGGCTAGAGGTGATATCAGACCTGTTCAGCAGGTCGTTGAAATGGGCCTTGAGATCTCCGTAATTCATTATGCGTACCTCTTGGCGCTCTTCTTCTTGGCCGGCTTTTTGGCTGTCTTAGCGGCCTTCTTGAAGGCTTTGGCTGTTGGTGCGCCTTTAGCGCCTGCTTTACGCATCTTCTCGCCGCTGCCAGCGGCAATCCTTTTGCGCTTGGCATGGATGTTTGCATACAAGCCCTTCATCATTTGCTCCTGCGTGATTTGGATCCACTGCACTTCCATTTCTTTCGAGACAGACGCAGTGGACTATTGGGGTCTTTGGCGGCTTTTGGGTTCTTCTTCATCTGCCCATTCGAGCGAGCGCAATAGCTGTCGCCCTTTTTAGTGCCAGGGGAAATGCTGTAGCCCTTGGCGCCGTAACGGACAGTCTTGGTTCGACCAGACTTGGTCTGGACCTTCTTCGAGAACTTCTTAGGACCGCTGTAAGCCATGGTCAGACACTCTTATCTGTTGTCAGGAATGCATCGAGGTTCTCAGCTTTCAGACGCTTGACGATGTCAGCGGCTGTGATGCCTGGGCCCATGATGTCGAAGCCCTCCCTCATCCATTTCTCCACGACGACCACAGGGATCTGAGCGACAGACATGTAGTCGCCTTCTCGTTTGTTCAGGCTTTGGTTCCTGGTCTCTTTGATGCCATCCAGAAAGCTTTGTGAGATGTCCTGGGTGTGCCTGAGAACCAAACCATCGCTGTCCTCAAGCCAATCGGCTTGCGAACCTATGAGGTTCACGTCGTTCTTGTTCATAATGTCTCCTTGAAGATAAAAGGCAGTGGGTGGGCTCTGGCCAAGGAGAGCGAAAAACCAGAGGGCTCCCACCCACGCCTATTTCACTGTCTTACGACAGGCCGTTGATCTGACCGGAAGCGGACGGATGCAGGTGCATCAGGCCACCTTCGTAGACAACGAAGTGGGTGTCGGCGTCGCCGTTCTTCGCAAGAAGAGTGCGGGACGTCGGACGAAGGACGGCAGAGCGCCACATCGTCGGGTCGAGCAGAAACGCATGTGTGCTCATCTGAACACGGTTCAGGACGACCTTCAGCTCACCAAAAGGTGTGACCAGAATGTTGACCGCATTGGTCAGGGTCTGGTTTTGGTCGTTGAAGGTACGCTGGCGACCGGAGGCACCGGTGAAGCCGGCGACGATGGTTGCATCGGCAGGCTTGATCATGAAGATCGATGGATCACCGCCTGCCTCATAGACAGCCTGGTGGGTCTCGTTGATCTTCGCCTCGGTCAGGGCGTCGGTTGCACCAGAGCCGGCATCGGTTGTAACACCGGATGCAATCAGCTGAGACGCACTGTCCATCTCTCGAGCAGCGGACTCCGAACCAGTTACGCCGGCATTGTCTTGGCCGACGTAAGCGAATTCGATGTCTTTCTTGAGAGCTTTCAGGGCCTTAGACAGCTGGTAGGCCGTTTCTTTGGCGCGGCCATACGTTTTGATGGCATCTGCAGTGGCACTGACTTTGAATGTCTTACTGAGGATCTGTGTGTTCCCAGTAATCATTGTGGTTGGGGTCAGGGCCGATGCACTCGCATCGCTTCCTTCGGCCATCTTATTATCAGCCGGCGCATCGATGGTGTCGGTCTGATATTCATACACACGCGCATGGACCTTCTGGTCGCGGATGGCGGTATACATCGGAGTATCCAGGGGGGTGATGTTCTGGATGACGGACTGGACGTCCTCAGCCTTGCCCACCTGGTCATATGTGGAATAGAGGCTCATGGGGTAATTCCTTCTCTGAGCTAGGGTTTACAGATTACTGCTCCCAACGCTTCAGGATCGCGTCTGCGATGTCTTCGTTGTCACGCGAGTTGCGGATGTTATCGAGGGCCTTGTCTTGCTTGGCGGCAGCTCTTGTTTGAGCATTGGCCGGCGCCTTCTTGGATCTCAATACCTTCTTCTTTGCAGCCGTCTTCTTCTTGACGGTGGCAACACGTTTGCCCTGGTCGAACAACCTGGCCTTGTTCAGCAGTTGGATCACAATAGGATCGACATACTGGTCAACTTGTTCCTGGGGCAGCCCCTGGGCGACCGCATATGAGCGAATGTCGTTATATAGACTATTCGACCAATCTGGGACCGTATCCTGGAGCACCTTCACAGCTTCGCCGGCAGCTTCTTTCATTGCTGCCTGCTGTTGCTGTTGGAGGTCTTTGTAGTAGGTGTCCGCTTCTTCTTGTAGAAACTTCAGGTTGCTTTGCGCTTCCTGAGCTTCTTTACGAAGCTGTGCAAAGTCTCCCGCTTCCATCGTGCGAGATGCGACAAGCATATCGACGTCTTCATACGGTTTTGCACGTTCTTGAGCGTCTGCAAGCAAACGCTGAAGAACCACATGACTACGATTGGACACGTCTTCGGCGTCCTTACGTTGTTTAGCAAGTTCTTGACTCTTGCGAGTGAGGGAAGCTTCCTGACCTGCCAGGCGCTTGAGTTGACCGATGGTGCTCGTATGGACTTCGCCAGCGACAGTAAACTCAACTTCAGTTTCGTCAGAGATATCGACATCGCTATCAACATCCTGCTCATCTTCCGTCTCATCTTCCACACCGTCATCAGCGTCATCCTCTTCTTCTTCCGAGGCCTCGTCTAACTCTTCGAGCTCTTCAGGTTCAGTGTCATCTTCCTCTTGTTCCGACAGCTCTTCTGTCGGTGCCTCTTCGCTTTCGTCTTGTGATGGCTCCTCTTCAGGAGCGTCTGTAGACCATCTAGCTAAGATGGCGTCTTCTACCGGTGTAGCCGTTTCGGGTACCTGGTAGTCCAAGTTCAGCTCTTGCTGCACGTTTTGCATGGTGCTTAGCTTTCCTCTTGCTTGTTGTCAGCAGCGCCCTTGGCGACAATCTCGTCTCTTACAGACACACGCTGCTGTAGTGTGTGGACGATGTCGGTCAGGGCTCTATAATGGTGGTAAGCCAGCTCTCGGTTTTCTGTGTCCTCGGGCTTCGAGTTGCAGAAGGTATGGAAAGCCTGGTTCACCAGGTCATTGATGGTTCGGTTAAAAACCTCGCTCTCCAATAGCGTTGCAGCTCCTGCACCGAGGCGCACGAGCTCATCCTCATTCGACATGAGGCTCTCTCCTTAGGTTGTTGTGGTGTTAGCCAGTCGGGCTGGCGATGCCGCGAACTTCTGTGCTGTTGCGGCGAAGGATCTCGAGCTCGCCTTCGTCAATACGACGTTTGTGTGCGAACTGATCTTCTTTGAGATCCATGCTGTCAGACTGGAGCGCATGTGACGCCTCAGCCTTGACTTGCTCGAGCTCGAGCTTCAGACGTGCAATCTCTGCATCGCTTTGAGCCTTCAGCTCTGCAATCTGGGTCTGACGTTCCTGCAGCTCGATCTGCTTGGCAGCCATCTGGAGCTGCATCTGCTGAGCCTGGTCAGGCTGTGGTGGTGGGAGCTGGTCAGGTGATGTCAGGTAGTCATCGACGTTAAGGACGCCCTGGTTCTCCAGGACAGTCTTCATCATCGAGTAGCGGTTGGGCAGCTGGTACAGCGGCTGCATGGCCGGGTCCTGGCTGAAGAGCTGGTGCATAGCGAGCATCTTTTGTGCCTCGCGGTCCTGCTCGCCATATCCGAGATGCAGCTCGACAGACACGTCTCGCTTTTCCTTCCAACGTGATGGGTTCACAGCGACGTAGGAGCCGGCGATGTCTACGATCTTCTCCTGGCTTTCATTGATGACTGCCAGGCGATAGGCCTCGTGGAACAGTGGCCGGACGAACTGATTGGCGAAATTGCGAGCGATCACCTTCTGGCGCTGCTGCGACATGGTCGCGAGCTGTTCTACCAGGGCGGCACTGTTCTGCTTCGAGACTGCATCTTTGTTCATGCCGGTAGTCAGTGACGAGATACCGCTGTTCTCTTCTGCGTTCTCTTGCAGCTCTTTCAGTGTCTGGAAGATAAACGGATTGAGCGGCGCCTGAGGCATCGGTGCGATTGCGTCAGGGCGGGTCACGTTGACCAGGCCACCGACGCGGTTATCGATAAGCTCTCGGGGATTGCTGAGGCCACCTTTGGTGACCATGTAGCGCGGGTTGTTCGTGATCATCGCATGATCGAGGATCGACCTGGTCAGGACGGTCCTGGCATTCTGCGTGTCACACAGACGATCAGCGAAGTTGGCGCCGTAGAATGAATGAGGTGTCGGCAGCGGAGCGAAAGTGACGAATGGGCGCTTGTCTACTGGCTCGCATTCGAGCAAGACGCCGCCGGCCTTCATGACCTTGTAGAGGTAGGCTACACCAGTGCCCTCTTTGTCCAGCATGATGTAGGCTTCGTGCACCATAACCGACCGGACTTGGTCCTGGTAGCCGTTGTTGTTATAGCCACGGTTATCGTCAACGCCTTCGTAACGTGCCAGGACTTCGGGATCTGTCTGATACTCGGAGTTGTCGTCGCCGCCAATGCTATCGATCAGGTCATCGTCGTAGCCCATCTCGCGCAGCTCGCTGATAGTCATGCGGCTGCGGTGAGCACAAAACGTACTGTCCTCGAGGGAACGTGCCTGAGCTTCGACAATGAATGCCTCAGGCTCTAGCGCCTCGATGCAGACTTTACTGGCATCACGCTCGATGGAGATCTCACCGGACAGGAGACCAATGTCGTCGCTTTCGCTGTCTAGCAGCTCGACGCCGTCTTCAGCCAGGAGCATATCCAGCTCGTCCTGCGTGAGGTTCTCGAAGGTCTGCGTCTCGGTCTCTACCTTGTCCATCCAGTAGACTTTGGCCACACCGACACGAGCCATGAGGCCATCGTGGATCACACTCTGGAAGACTGAAAAAGCATCGTTCTGCCGGAAGAGGATGAAGTTTGTGTACGCAGAGCAAACCTTGCTGAGCTCCACATCTTCTGGACCCTCTGGGGCGAACTTCACGATGTTAGATCCAGCCGAGAAAGTCTCGAGAAGGCCGGCAGTCATGGACTGAACGGCATTATAGACGTCCTGGCTCACATACCGGCTGTTGCCGTCGTGGGCCGGCTTGGGAAGCGTGGCGTTATAGTAGTCCTGTGTCTTCTGGCGTTCACGTGAAAGCTGGCTGTCATAGTATCCGGTAGAGGTGCGGATGTTGTCATCGACCATCTTAACGATGTCGTCATCACTCAGCGGTTTGTAATCCATTTACACCATCTCGACATATAGTTCTTGGGGTACTTCGACAGGCTCCCACGCGCCTTCATGCACATGGTTCGCCAATGCAAGAGACATGACTGTATCGTCGAAGCAAGAAGGCTCAGCTTCCATGCTGCCGGACTCGGTGACGATATAAGTCAGCATCTCTCGGATTGTGGTCTTGTCGTTCAACTCTAGCTCGTCCTCTCGCATTGAGGCGCGGAGCTGATCGATGACCAAGGGTTTAGTTTTCGAGGTTGTAGTAAAGCCGAGCTTTACAGTTTCACGGTCTGTGACTTTGTCTACCTGTACCTCTGTGTAGAAGTTGGGGTAGTTGAAGTCCTTGGCCAGCCTAGTGCAGGTCAGGATGCCGTGGCTGTTGTTCTCGACGATTATGTGAGCCTCGTTGTAGTACTCACCTATCGCGTACAGGATCTCAGCAAAGTAGTCAGGATGCACCTGGCCTCGCCAGGTTGCGACTTGTCTTTTCTTCGAGTCCAGGATCTGTGCGACCGAGTAGTCGCCGTTCCTGACACCCATAGCCACATCGGCACCGACCACATATCTTTCTCCTGGATCATGCTTGCAATAAGTCGTCAGCTCTCCACGGAGGTTGTGGACCCATTCGTCAGCCTCGAGCGCCAGGCGCTCTTCGACGTCACGAGCTTTGTCCAAGCATTCTGTGAGCTGCTCAGGGTTGAAGACAGGCCGGCCAGTTGTAAGGAAGGCCTCTTCTGCCTCTGCTGGGTACTCCTGCTTGAAAAGGTCGATACCGTTCTGTGCAATCTTGCGGCGCCGGAACATGAGCTGCTCGTCATCCAGGTCATACTTGGTGACAAGCTCCTCTTCATCCGGCGTCCGCTCGAAGTTAGCAGGGACTGCTTCGCGGTAGGTTGGATCTGCGAACCAGGGAATGAACACTGGCACAAAGCCGTTTGTTCCCTCTACCGCACCCCGCCATAGATCATGGAAGGTGCCGGTCACACCATTCGCGGTGGACTCGATAAATACAGCAGTGTTTTGCGTATTAGGGACCGCTTGGACGAGACCATTCCAAATGTCCTGGGCAGAAGATTTAGGCCAGAAGGCCAACTCGGATGCATGAACATGCGTGAGAGTTTCTCCACGACCGACGCTGTCACCGCCAGCCGTTGCGACCACATAGCTGCTGTCAAGAATGTCAAAGCTTAGTTCCCTTCGCGAAGAGTACTTCGTATGAGGTTTCAGGATTTCAGGGCAGTGCTCGTGATAGCGTTTGGTCATGTCAAACAGAGCCCTGGTGCTATCGGCATGGTGTGTGATTACCATGGCCTTTCGGGCCTTCTGCTGCGACACCGCGAAGTAAAGGTAGCCACCCACGTATGTGGACAGGCCCTGCTGCCTTGCTTTCAGGATGATGACCCTGATTTTGCCGTCTGTCGCGAGTTGTTTCCGTACCGCTTCATCCAGGATCTCCTGGGCAGGATTGAGCGACAGAGGGGAGATGTCGCCGGCCTTGGTACGGATAGAAAGTGCTGCTTTTGCGTAGAAAGGGAAGTCGTTGTAGAGACGCTTACGAACTGCTTTTAGCTTCGGATCCATCGTCTTCAATCAGTGAAGCAAGGAAGTCTTCGGCCTTAGATACAGCTACTTCGCTCTTCGATGCCGGCTTCTGCTTTGTGAAGTCCAAGACAAGACGTGCGGCTGCAAGTCGCTCGCGGGTCTCACCTGGTACGCGCATGACCTCGACGGCCGTTGTAAGGGCCTCCTTGGCGTACTCGCTTTCGATTTCAAACTTCTCTGCCATAATCTCTACTAGCTCCGTTGCTTCCTTTCTGATTTCGGCCCTGATTGGTTCGATTTCATGTTTACGAAACCCATCGGGCACTCCCCTTGGTCTGCCAGGGTTCTTGCGCTTCTTGCGCGACCACTCCTGGCGCAGCCTTCGACCCTCTTCTGTTTCCATCAAGGTCGAAAAGTAGTTCTTCTTTGGTGCTTTCTGCGGACATGGTCCCTGACCATAACGAGACCCCGACTTCCTGCGGGGGTGCTTTGGTGCGCCCATGTCCTTAGCTCCTTATGCTGTCAGTGCTCCTGCGCCCATCGAGAGGGCACCTGGATCCATGTCTTCTTCTTGTTCCTCGCCTTCTGCGATCAGCATGTTGGCAAGGACCATTGCGACGATTGACGCGAATGGCAGTGAGAAGAACTGAATGGTGGGGTTGTCGCGGAATGCAATCTGCAACAGACGTGCTGTCTTTGGCATCTCTTGCTTCGCGACTTCAGGGCTATGGAAATAGATACCCATCGCATCTGCAGCCATTTCCCAGGGCGTGTGGAAGTAGTTCGTTTCGCCCCGCCTAATGACACTATCCACTTCGCCTTGTGTGTATGCGCCTAGTGCTACGAGCTGCCGGCCTCGACCATAGTCTTGCCTGATGCTTTCACCACCTACCTGCCCTGCACGTTGCATTGCAACAATCTCAGCGACGATGTCTTGTGCATCTTGCTGTGAGATCTTGAGGTCTGCGTCACCACCGCCGGCAACCGCCAGAACCTGGCGCATTACATCGCGGAATGTGTCCGCGTAGGTTTCACGTTTAGATTTAGCGTCCAATTCAATGAACTTTGCACGGTTTAGAGAATAGATCTGGTCCTCGACCTTTTTAAGGTCTTTGTCTCTGGTGTCGACAAACCTGGTCTCGAAGGCGTGACCCAGCTCGTGCAATGCAGTGTAAAGCTGATAGCCAGGAGATGACTCCGATGTATTTACGCCAATCGCTCCACGAGCATAGACTGGGCCTCTGACGTTAGGGACAAAGAACCCTGCAGATCCTTTGACATCGGAAGGCTTTAGCTTGCGGTTGATCGCTCTACCGGCTCGGCTGGCTAGTTTTCCATGCGTGTCCGCAACAATCACTGCCACATTGATTGCTTCTGCGATCTTCTTGGCTGCGTCGATGTCAGGCACACCATTCTCAAACTCTGAGCCGGGCTTGCCGATCTCAAAGGCTGCTTTGACAGTGCGTGATGCTTGTTCGACTTCGGTGGGTGTAGGCTGGCGGCTGCCGGCTATGGGCGACGCTGCCAGTCCAGGAGCCCTTCCGAGCTGTCCATTATCTCCGGCTCCGTCGAAGTCGATGGGCTGGTTGTAGTTGAGGATACCGGCGTCAGGGCTGCCAGACCCTCGATCAGCTTGGCCATCTTGTTCGACGGTACCTGTTCCACTATCGACCCCATCTCGCTCTGCTGCGGGGAGTGCTTCTTGGATTTGCTCATAAGTCTTTCCCTCTTTCTCAGCTAGTAGCTTGGCTGCATCCAGATAGTCGTTGTCAGCGCCACGTCCAGGAGCGACACCGAGCAGTCTGAAGAGCTGCTTCTCTGGGTACCACATCAGCGCCTGGAAGTCTGCTGTATTTATGTCGTAGCCCTGGGATTGCAAGAGCTCGATGGCTCTCTTGGTGGCACGGCGCATCGCGCTACGCTCACCTGGTCCCTTAGGCTGCGCCTGGAGCTGCTGCTGCATGTTCTTGACGTGCGTACCAGTAGCTTTAAACAGTGCCGGCTTGGTGTGGTTGACGCCGTTCTCTTGCTTGTAACGCTTGTAGAAACGCTGGTAGGCCTTGTCGAGCTGGACGATGAACTCGTCAAACTTGGCTGGGTCTTTATAGAGGCCTGTACGCTTCACGCCAGCAGCTTGCAGGGCTTTCTTAATGACCTGCTTCATAGCTGGGTCAGTGGTGTCCTTCATACCGCGCTCGATCTTGTCGCGGTTCTTCTGCATCGTCGCCTCATCCTTCATGTCCTCAAAAGGACGTCCAGTGAGACGGTTCCACATACGCATCCACCAGATGTCCATCGTCAGTGGATCGTAGTTGCCACGGATGTTCTGGTAGAAGCCCTGGCCGATCTTAGGGCCGAGGATGTAGGAGCCTTTGACGACTTCGTTCATGCCTTCGCTGGAAGGTACGCTAATGTCTGTGCCGTTTGCTTCATTAAATGCGTCGATGAAGTCGATCAGTGCACGGACTGTGTAGTCGTTGTCTAGGAATTGGCCGACAGGCATGTTTTGACCGCTGGCGTTCCACTGATTGAAGAAGTCAAATGCTGCAACCATCGAAGCATTACGCTCACCGCCTTTGATAAAGGTCGATGTAGGCATGACGCCGTTGTCCATGAAGTAGCGGAAAACCTCG